GCAGTACCAACTCCAACATTATATTTGAAACTTAAACCACGGTCAGTATTAGTATCTGTTGCATGAGTGATTGTAAACTGAGTTCCTGTTCCGATACCTGCTGCTGATGTACCAGTAAAGGTAATCATCTTTGCACCAGTATTAATTGCAGTAACAGTTGTTAATCCACTATTAGGTAAGTTTGTACCTTGAACTAAGTCATTTACAGCGATTCCACCAACATCATCTAAAATAGCAGTAGAAACACCAGAGGCGATTGCTGCCATAACAGTTCTAGAACTTGTAACTTCTCCAACTGTCATAATTGGATCGTTTACAGTTGACTGTGTTGAGTTAACTGTATGAGTTGTACCATCAACTTGTAAGTTACCTTTTATGATAACATTACCTTCATTACTCAATCCATCTGGATATGGGTCAATGAATATAGTATTATCTGCACCTGCGAGTGACGATATGACGTTACTTGCAATTCTAATATTTCCTAATCTTGCGTTTCCACCATCAGATATTAAATCACCACCAATAACAACATTCTTCTCAACTCCAATACCACCTTCAAATATTACCGAACCTGTATCCTTACTTGTTGCTTGAGTTGTATTACTAAATCTTGCTCCAGAAGAACCACCAATCTCTAATCTATCTAAACCTGCCTCATCATATTTAATAAATGCATCAGGGTTAGTAGCATCACCATTAGCACCACCACCAAATCCAATTCTACTATCATCAGGTATTCTTATATCACCAGTTCCATTTGGATGAATTATAAGATTACCATCATTGTCAGTTGTAGAAATTAAATTGCCATTTAAAGTTATATTATCTACATTCCATTCATCAATTTTTCGATTGCTATCTAAAATTGCAACTACACCACCATCACTATTTCTTGTATTAGATACACCAGTTAGAGAACCAGGTGTATGTTCCATCATTGATGTATAGTAATGTCCTGCAACTGGGTTGACATTTGAACCATCATCACCCAAAAATACTCTGTCTTTATATTGATTGACTCCACCGTAACTGCCA